TACTCCAGTAGTTGTACTTGGAGTTGATCCTGTTACTCCGGTTGTTGTAGGCGTCGTAGGCGTCGTTGTGGTTACAGTAGTACTAGCTATAAATTCAGCCTGTGTTTGCCAAGATCCCGAGTATAACTTAGTTTCTGTTCCATCTGGTGTTCTAGAAACTATATAAAAGTCTCTCGAAGTAAATCCAAGTACTTTTTTTGAATTTGTCTCTACAACTTTAAAAGCAACCTGTCCAGCAGATGGATTTGAGACTGTAGTTCTGTTTTTAATATTTTCTACTCTTACACTTTGACCAGAAGAATCAATAAAAACAATATAATAGCTAAGGGAAGTCCCTAGATCTAATATTTCAGGAGAAGTACCATCTTTATAATTATAGACAGTAAATTTGAAGAAATTATCAAAAGGATCAACTAATATTTTTGCTTTTCCTTGGCCAAATATTTGAGTTGCATCAGGGATGGATGTTTCTGATACTATATTTCCGTCCTTATCAATAATTAAAGTCTCCTTCGTAATTGAAATATTGTTGTCCTTATAGAAAACAGGTATTCTTTTCTCTATTGGCCCAGATGGAGTAATAGAAGGACCTCCCGATATAACATTAGGTGCCTGTACTATTTTATTATAAACCTTTTGTGAATAAGCTCCGGTAGTGAGAGAAATAACATTATTTTCTCTACCATATTTAGAAACGTCAAAAGATGAGAATGTAGATTTTCTAATAATTTGATTCTGATTTGCCTTATTAACTAATCTCATTGTGTAATTAACTAGAAAAGAAGTTGTTAATGGATTAATCAATATTGGCCTAAATATGCTAGGTGCATTGAAGTCTTGTGTCTGGGTGTTACTAAAGTTGTATGTGGTAATATAAGAAAGTCCAACTTGTTCCTTTACTTCCACTTCATTAATAGCATAATAAACATTACCAACCTTTCCCTCAGCATTTAAGAAGTCCTCTAAGAAATTACCATCCCATGTTGGATAGTATTCAAGATAACTATAGAAAGCATTTTCCTGTATAACTGCTGCAAGAGATGAAAAATTATCCCTTGGTACAACTGCAAGCTGATTTCTAGATTGAGCTATATAATTCTCATATCCATTTTTTAACACAGTGGATGTGATTTCATAAAGATTCACCGTTATTGGTGCGTCTTTTAGAAATCCGTTTCCATCTGAAGATATTTTAGCAGCTAACGTACTTGTTTGTGCTGGAGTACCTGCTAAGATATCAAATTCATAAACCATATTGGTATATGCAGGAATCTTAATCTCTATATAATGATCATATAAAGCACCTCCTAGATAAATTGGATTAGGATTCAATACAACTGAAGTGGTATCCGATTTAGTTATTAATCTTTGAAATATTGTTGCTTTTTTACCAGTCCTTTCTTGAAATTGACCCTGTAGTATTATACCATCAATATTTTCAAAATTATATCCAGCTACTATATGAAATTTTATGGTGTCATAATAAACGCCAATGTTAGAAGGAAAAACAACTGGCAGATTGTTTACAGAGGTTAATTTAGGATCTGTGTCTAAATAAGGAACTAAATAATCCTGGTCAAGTGTTACGAATCTATTCTTATCTGTTTGTACAACACTAAGATCTCTTACGTTTCCCGTTGTTGCTTCAGAAGCGGGATTATTTAGGATCTGTACCGCATTATTGAAATATCCATTAACAATCTTTTCAAACCCTACAGCAGGAACACCAGTGTTTACATAGTAAATTTCAGGAGTTGGAGCAACCGTATAGTCGTACTCCATTAAGAGAAAAGATCCAAATTTTACGAACCTTTGTGTAGATGTATAAGCCATGGTTTATATATCCCTTAGAATTTAATGATGGAATATTGTATACCCACACCAACGTTAAACATTGCACCCATAATAGGCTTACCATTTATACCATATCCTGCACCTAACCCAACTCCTACATAAGGACCAACGGAGAATTTTTTATTGGGAAACATATTCTTTAAAACCGTGGATTTATATGGATCAATAATAGCTCCTTCAATCTCCGTTATCTTCATTCCTGGATATTTTGGTGTTACAAAAATCTCTAAAGATTTATCTTTTTCTCTTAATCCAGTCACAAATGAAAATCCCATTTCGTCCTCATTTATTCTGGTAGTACCTGGTGTCACCTTATTAGTAACCGAATCTATTTTAAAGAAGCTGTTTCCTGAAAATTTCCTGTAGTTGTTAGCGGAGAATGTTGTGTCAAATTTCCAGTCTAAACTATAACTACCGTCGGCATAAACCGTGAGATAATTATTAACATATTGGGTATCGGTCTCAACAACTGTTTCCACATCGTGTATGACAATAACATCGCCTTTAACTTTCTTGAGTTCCTCTGCAAGATTTTTATTTAAATCCTCTAGATTCTTCTTAGATGCAAGGAGTGTCTTCCTAACATATGTGTCTTCTCCCGCTCTATTCTTTTGAAGCCTTACAGTGTCTTTTAACGCATCTAAATTGTGATTCTGTATAAACATCTGGGACTTAAGGTCTGCGTTGTTACTACACTGTCTAAATAACAATAAGAGCAAGATTGCAATAGCTGCAACGAGCACTATATCTTTTCGTTTAAGAATTTTGGTAATTAAAGATTCTTCTTTCATCTTCTCTAGTTTTATTTAATAGATCTATCGTTTCTATTATACGTTTTTTCAGGTCTTCTAATTTTTTATCCTCTCCTATTAGCTTCTCTTTCGATTTTAAATGCTGCTCCACCTCACTTTCTAATATATTGAGATCCCGGTGGATGTCCCTATATTTTTGTATAAACCATTCTTTCCTCATTGTAATTAAGATATAAGGTAAGAAAATACGAAGCTATATTCTTCTCCTCCTACAGGAACGGGATTGCCATCCCTATACAGTCTTGCATTAGTACCCGCTTGTATAACTCTCCAAGCATACATAACATTATCCTCGTTAGCTACTCCATTAAGATTTGAAATAGACGAGCCAGCAGCAGGTTGAACAGGAAGATAAAATTGGTCACTAGCAGTTGCTGTCCATTTGCCCGTAACGTGAACTACTTGGCCTACCTTTATCCAATTTCCAATTACATTTCCATTAGATGCGTAACTAAAATTACCGGATGATATTACCTCGTCGCCAGGTCCTAAATAAACTATTCCTCCTGGTGGATCTGTTGTTGTATTATGATGTAAACTCTTAGTTAGATTGAAAATTCTTCCCGATGTTGTTATCCTTATATCAGAAGTTGATGGAGATGTGCCGTAATAATTAAATTCACCACCACTAGTTATAGAAAGATCACCTGCCAGTGTTGTGTCACCAGTGATTCCAACATTACCTGTGATCCCAGCATTACCTTTAGCTTTTATAGAAAAGTCAGAGCCTGCTCCAGATACATTCAATGCAGTAGTTAAATCTATAGATGATCCTATAGCAACATTTTCACCAGTATCTGATACAAAGAAACCAGTTCCTGAAGCAGCTGGTAAAGATCCGTCTGAATTTCTTATAGTCGAAGAAGCTGCTACTGATATTGCTACGGATCTGTTTGATCCTTTAACTGCTGTTGGGGCGAAGGGGACAAAAGAAGTTATCTCAATTCCGTTTGCATAATTAAAGGGATAATTACCCTGTGCACTTAAACCTTTAACCCCGAAACTAGTAGTTGTACTATATAAATTTCTAGCGATTTTGAGCATGGAATTACTTCCGAAAGCTGCACTAGCTCCAGCCCCTGTTGGGTTCAGGAGAGAGATAGGATTATTAGTACCTATAGTTTGTACACCCGTCACAACCAAACTGTGACTAGCTAGATTATTAGCAGTAAAAGTAGAACCGGTTAAATTTCCCTGTAGAGGTGATCCAATAGAGGCATTAGACCCAGAAACCCCTATGGCAACACCTCCTAATTTTGGAGATCCTGCAGTACCACCCCAAAGAGTAACTAAGCTTTCCTCTGAAATTCCAATATTAACTTTATTAGATCCACCAGTTCCATTAGACATTATTTCTAAAAATCTATTGGAATTTCTAGTTTGTATAGATGTCCTGTTCACTGTGCTGGTCCCATAAATTCCCGCATTGGTATAAGTGGTAATAGAGAAAACAGGAGCAGTCCCAGTTGTGTTTGTTGGTGTGGAAATCTTGTGTTGGTAACTTATTAATGGTCCCGGTTGGAAAGTATATCCATTAGAATAAAATTCTTGCGTTATATCAGGCCCAGTTCCAGCTAAAGCAGTTACTCCCCCAGCTAATGAATAATCAAAAACTCCGTCCCCTATTGTAGTTCTAGGAGCATATGATGCAGATCCCTTAGTTCTTATTTGAACACCCGGACCGTAGTTGGGTGAAGTTATCCAAAGTTGTGGAAATCTATTTTGTGATTCCGACATCCCAGTAGTGGAAATTCCAGATATTAAATCTCCAGTAGATCCAGTAGATCCAAATCCAACATGTCCCTCAACAAATAAGCTTCCTTTATTGTAATTAGGTGTAGTAGGCGTACCTACAAACAAAGCGGAAGTGTGTAGTGATTGTGTAGATGATATACTGCTGTTACCGTAAACTGCCAATCTTCTAGCATCATCCCCAGTCTGTTTGAATTGACCAGTTCCTAATCCTATTCCAAGACCAGTAGAATTAGCAAAAATAGGGGCAAAAGATGCGTTAGTTGGATACCCATTAGAAACCTCTAAGAATCCACCGCTAGATACTACATCTATAAAAGTACCCTTATCTGGGGAAGTAGTTTTTAATACAATGCTGTCGCTAGCTTGTGCTGATATTTCACTAGTACTTAATAAATTAATTCCAGATTCAGCAGCAGCACCTTGAGATTTTATTCCTATTGCTCCCTTTGGATTAATAAAACTAAGGTTATAAAAATTAGGACCAACCCCAGTTGTTCCAAATGGGTTAACTTGAAGATCCCATTTAAAATGAGGGTTATATGTACTTGTTGAAGATCCTGTACCAGCTGGTACTACGTCAAAAGAGGATCTACCAAAACTCATTATGATTGCTCTGGAGTCCTTAGTTGCGACCTTTAATTTAGCATCTTCAAAATTTAAGTTCTGAATAGCACTTCCTCCCGGTGTGTAATCATTAATACTTGAATCTGAAATAACTAAACTTTTATCCCCTGCGGTTGCTCCAGAAAAGAGTATAGCCTGTCCGGTTGCACCACCAATTATATCAATTGGAGTAACTTTCTGGAATAACTGACCAGAAGCGAGGCCAAATCCAGTATTAAGCCATCCGGTGCTACCAAAAACATAAACCTCCTGATTCGCAGAGTCTGGATCTAGCCAGTAGTCTCCTAATGTTGGAAATGTCCAAGGATTAGCACCAGTTATACCTCCAGAGGCAGGTGATGTGTCCTGAACAAACCATTTAGTTCCAGAAGGTCCTTGAGCTCCTTGTACTCCTTGGGGACCTTGAGGACCAATTGGTCCAGTTGGCCCAAGCAATCCCTGGGATCCTTGAGGTCCTCCACCAGCACTGAGGATCTGGTCAAAATTATAATTGATTTTGTCAACTACAGTGGATTGACTGTCTCCCTGCAATACGTTTAATATATTAATCTGTGGCATCTCTTATTATACTTGTGTTATATATCAAAAATTCATCCCTCTCTTAAATTTTTCCTATTTCTATAGAGAAGCATACCGAATAATTAAATGAAGGATCCTTAGGAACTCTAAACTCATATCTAAGCTCATTAACTTTTGTATATCTGATCTCTGAAGATCTAAAATACCCGTTTATTAACTTCTGGTAATCAGCTAGATCACCAACTACAGGAGTAAGTGATTGTCCCTGAGCAACTGGAATCTTTTTAAGATATCCTCCATTATTTTTAGATTGGAATATAGGAATTATGTTTTGATTCATATACTCTTTAAAATCGTCATCTACATCGGTCAGTGTACCAAATCCAAATTCAGGTATAATAAATTCTTCGAATGATTTTTTACCTCCATCTTCTAAGAAGTATCGGTTTAACATTCTATCAATTAGTAAAACACCTCTTAATTCTGTTGGTGTGTTTTCCCAAAGAATCTCATAGTTTGGATAATTGTTGTAATTAAGATCGAGAACATCTTTCAAAGACTGCGGATAGATTAGCTGCTTTTGTGAATTAACCAAATCTGGGGTTTGCATGAATTTACTTCCAAAGAAGCTCTTCTGCTCCTTCATACTTTTTGTTCCAGGTAAACTAACATATCCAGTGGGTCCTGAGTATTCTCTATAAAATCCAGGATCCCAAGAACTTTCAAATATTGATAAATCCCTTTTATCTATTGGTGTTTCACCGATAAGATTATAAGTGGGATTGTATGGTGAGTTCTGTCCTATTCTATAGATCCATTGTGTGGAATATTTATAATAATTGAGATTTTTAGAAACCCCAAAATTGTCTTTGTATGGTCCAAAAGAGCAATACGAGTATTCTATAGGATCTATAGGCCTTACATCACCTCCCATATATTTACCTCCCTCTGCTACGTAGTAAACAGTTTCTGCAAAATTGTAAGGCACATCAAATTGTATATAAGACCCAGAAGTCCCTGGAGTACCAATAAGAGAATATCCTTGAGTCATAGAGTCTCCAGCAATATTGTTGCCTATATTACTCGATGAAAAATACAACTGATATCCAGAATTACTAGAATCACTAAGATCAAAATAATAGGTAACTCCTTTTATTAGATTTAGCTCTCCTTGTGTAACTCCATCTATTTCTATGCAAAGAGAAGATCCTAGATCATATGTTGATGAACCTATAGACTTATTAGCGATTTTTACATCGAAGGTATAAGATTCTGGAGTAGTCCATGCAGGTATATCATATTTTACATTTTCAAACTTCAGCACCTCTCTAAAGTTAGGTACGTATTCTCCACTGTATCTGTACATTTCACTTTCTCCAACAATGTCTTCAGTGTTATATCCCACATTGAAAACAGAAAGCTCTTGTGGTTTGTCTGTTATTTCTACCGGAACGATAACAGAATCTTGTTCAAAGAATGACGGTTTCAAAAATTCCAAAACAAACTGATCCTCTAGGACCTTATTCGTTTTATTTACTTCATCCCACTCATATGTAATATAATCGATATATGGATATCCCGTATTAACCCAAAGCGAAAGATTAGCAAATGATATTTTTTCTAGTATAGTCCCCCAGTATCCTAAACCACCCTCTCTTTGATAAATCGGTATAGATGAAATCACAGAATAGTTAGCAGCAGTAGGTACATCCACTGGGCCAGGTATACTTATGTCAGAAAAATCAAAAGTGTAATTTGCACCTGTATTAGTGAAATTAATTACATCCTGTCCAACTCCTGTAGGGAATGGGAGGGTATAGTTATAAGGAGCAGGTCCAACCACACCATAGAAAGACCCCGGACTAGTACTATTAGGTCCAGAAAATGATGGAACGACTGACGGAAGATATGTAAAATTAATCTCCTCTCTTAAATCAGTTTCGTAATCCGGATTAGGCACAATAAATATTTCACCACTGTTCCCAGCAGTACCAACATTAACTGCTGAAAATAGACCTTGCGAATTTGGAACTGTAGATATATTAAGAGCAGAAGAAAGTTTGATATCACCAACTACAGGAAGCTCCACTGATCCTCCAGGAAGCCATACAGATGGAGTAGTAGAGAAATATTGACTATCTAATTTATCTCTAAGAGAATATAGTAAGAAATAGTCAAGGTCTAAATATTGATTATCGGGACTTACATTTTCAAAATTTAAAACCCTAGCGTCTTCAATTAGTACCTCTACAATAAATGTTATGTTTTTAAAAGTGCGATTCTCTATTATCTTTACTTTTATTGGCGCCTGTATTTCGTCCTCTATATTTTCAACAGGTATTATAACACAAGAGAATTTATATCCCTCATAAAATCTATCATCCTCGATATATTTTATAGACTCTTGTTGTGCATAGTCAGTAAAAGTTCTTTTGATTCTAACTTTAGCTCCTCTGAATACAGTCTCTGAATAACCATTACCTGTGTTAAAATTAAAAGTTGTATATCTCTCTGTTAAGTCTATATCGTTTATAGTGCTACTGTTTGGGTAATAGACATCCAAGTCCTCACCCTCAACAGAAAAATAATCGAGGAAATAATCTCTTAAAGCGGGATTTGCATCAGTTAGAAGAGACTCATTAAGCTCGCTAGCTAAATAGTTCTTATCTATATGCAAGTTTCCCTCCGGCAGGGAATATGGAGGTTTTTGTAAATGATACCACTCATGAGTAAAATATTGAGGATCTTGCGTCCTTTTAAAGAAGCTAGGAGAAAAATTGAGTGGATTAAAAGCAAGATTGGCATTCAATCTATAGCCATTACCTCTTATATCTGTACCGCCTCTATAAATCCACTTAGTAATGTATGGACTAACTCTACTGTTTAAAGCATACAAAGGATTGTAGTTATCCTGTGTGTAATCGTACTCCGAATCTAATTTACCAAAGTTTAATTGTTTAAACTTGGTATCTACTCCCACTTCGCTATCAATAAACTGTAAAGCTTGTACCCCATAAAATCCAGGAAATGAATCTAGATCTGGATAAAATAGGTAGTCAAAATTAGTGGTTGTGATACCTCCTGTTTGATTACCTCTGGAAAAAAGTGTAGGAAAAACATTAGATTCCGCTCCAGTAGATCCAGAAATTAAAAGATACTCCTCCTCTCCTACTATTCCCTCAAAGAAATCTGGTCCAGCGATAGTGTTACCGTTATATTCTGCTGTAGCTCCAGCTGATACAAAATATGTTTTGCCTGGTATTATTTTAGTTAATCCTCCAGGTTGTGTATCTAAGTACTTATAATATTCTTCTGTAGGCGTGTATCCATACTCGCTGTACCAGAAGTCCATATCTATTTCTCTTAGACCATAGAAAGAAAATATACCAAGTGGAACATCATAAGTATTAAAAGCTGAAATTGTTCCAGAAGAGCCAAATGCTATTGATTCAGTAAAATTAGCTATCTCTAAAGTGGCGTGCGTTTCAAAATCTTTTAGTCCCACTACGTCGCCATTCTGATCCTTAGCATATTGATCGATAAATCTATATTTACCTATTACAACAGAAGAAGATATGTTTGAATATTCGGGAAGATTACTAAATGAATCGGTGCCAGTATTTTTTATTGTTTCTATAAAAGTCTTACCAATCTCTATCTTATTAGCATCTTCTATTTTAACTTTTACTCTGGTGTTAGAATAATTAGATCCGCCTAGGAAAGATTGTTTTTGATTTATATCACAAGCATCTTTTTCGTTTATAAATATAGTTCCCCTTTCAGAATCAGGCATTCTTTGATTCAGGGTAAAGTCCTGAAAGAAATCTAAATAGTATTTAGAATTTTCTTGTGTTCCTGTAGCATTTGTTCTTATTATAACCTCATCACCTGACTGAAAAGCTTCAAAAGAATTATAATTAAAACTATTAAATAATCCTGCTAGTGCTTTAGCAATATCTTCATTTGTACCAAAGGGGTGATAGTAATATGCGTTATCTTGTGCATAAAAACTTCCTGGTCCCCATTCATCAACAGAAAAAGAAAGATCCGAAGCTTTTATAATATCATATTTTGCTCCGGGTACTCCATAATAGCCTAATGGATTGTAAAATATAAAGGCGTTCTCATCATAGTTGTTTATCTCCTTGCCTATTCTAATAACACTGTAGCCTCTTCCTTTTTCCCCAGTAGTAACAGCTGGATATTGCTTTTTAGTTGCGGTATCCTTTCCTGTTAATAATGAAAGATCTATTGATGTGTCCTGTATTACTAGCTCATTTTCATATCCTAATATACCATACGTAGCACTTAAAGGAGGAGGCGAAGCTAATGAATAACCCTCATCTCTTTTTAAAGAGTGAAAATTCCCATTCTTATCCTGTATCCAGAATAATTTAGTTTCCTCCACGACGTTTACATCATCGGAATTTGGTATTATCCCACTAACTTTATCTGGGTCAACATAGAGTCTAACCCCATTGTTATTATATTGGAAAAACGGAACATCTTGATAGTAATATCCTTTATTATTCTTTTCTGGAATAGGCGTATTACCAGACGATCCTTGGCTCTTGTAAAGAGAATCGCCGTTCAATTTAAAAGATGCTATTTCAGGAGCGTTTAGATATAGACCAAAATAACGGTTTATTGTGTAGTTATCTGAATCGTTATCATCAAAAAGAAACTCAAGATTTAGTAGTTTATAGCTTATAATGCCATTATTTCTAAATCCATTTGTTATAAAATCCTCGAATCCTATCTGGGTATCCGGATTTTTATAATAGTCAATAAGGAAATCTCCTTTTTTATCAAAAATACCAACTGAATAATTTACTCCATTAAAAGTGGTAAGCTGATTTTCCTCAAATCTTACATCTATTAAACTATCAGTATATCCAGGAGTGGATTTTATTTTTCTTAAATACTTTCCTATTTTAGAATCTTCGCTTAGATCAAAAGTTGCTATTGCGGTAGATTTAGGAAGTATTTTATCATAGAAGTGCTGCTCCGTGTTTTCCACAGAGTCAAGATTATACAAAGGATCTAAAAGCACAACAGATCCTTGACCTTGTAGTACAGTAAAAGTGAAAGTGGATGCAGTAAAAACATTACCGTCCGTGTAAACTTGTGATGAGATAGAAACCTGAAAAGGAAGATATCCAGGAGCTTGTGTATCAACAGAAGTGTCCTGTAAAACCTTATATGTTTTACCAATTTCTAATGTTGTTACTGGTATCTTGTAGGAATAATCTATTGGATCATTAACCTTAAATATTACAAAATAATCAGGTATATCGTTGCCTAGCCAAAGAGGAGCAAGATAAGAAAAATCCTCTGAATATTTATCGGAAATAAGTGGAGATACACCTGAGCTATAAAAAAAGTTATAACTACTAGAAACGTCTTTGATCTGATTTTGTACTGGATCTCCTTCCCCAATCATACCGAAAACAAATTGCGAAGGTGTTTTACCCTCGTTGAAAAATCTATATAGATCTTTATCGTAGGACGTATCTGGAGAAATTCTAAATCCTTTATATAAGCTATTAGACATCTCCTGATTTGAGTCTATGGAGTTAAGCCATATGTCGCTTTTTGAATCTACTGTAATCTTTACGTTACCAGAGATTCTTGGATTCGCTCTAAGCACTCCAAAAGACGAGCTTTGTTTAATTATTTTCCTTGCCACTTATTAAATAGTTTTCTTACTTTGAGAATAAGCTGGTGAAACTAATGATGTCTTAGTATAGCTTCCTGATACAAGAACATCAAATGAGAAAAGCTCTTCATTCATCACCTGTATATCTATTCCTATCTTTTTAGTATAAGTAATATTTTTAAGGTTACCAGCCTGTCTCCATCCTCCAACGTAACCAAGTTTATCCTGAGCTCTCATTTGGAAAACTATAGGTATAGTTATAGCATTTTCTTGACCAAAGTTTAAAGTCTTTTTAGCTAATTGTGTTGACCCCTCGATTTGTATCGCCGAGTGATTTGTCGGGGATAAGAAAAGATAAGACCCGCAAGAGAACTTACCACATAAGAACTCGTCAGATTCCACAAAACCAAGCTTGTTTGGATAAGCATTGTCATCTACTCCAAAATTACTTGCAGAAAGTGCAGGATAGTATTCTAACTGCTGATAAGAAGATGTCTGTGAACCAGGTACTGATGCCGTTGTGTTTGTGTCAGTTTCAAATCCTAAAGCATGTCTAAACGAAGGATAGTTCATTGGTCCCCCTGGTGTTGTAACAGAAGGCCTTATAAGATTTGGAAACGAACTAGAACCTCCATCATTTATATCTGGATGTGAGATATGGACACAAAACTCATTTAGATTTCCATTGCCATCTGGGGTTGCTCCTGTGTATGTACCAGCCCACACGTTAGCATTACTTCCTGCTCCTGTCACAGTAGTGGTATTTGGTTCAAATGGAATTATTATTCCATCATCGTTTATAGGTAATTGCGTACTGCCAACAAGAGATCCGTTAGATATGTTCCAGCCTAAAGTTGTGGGTGGAGTAAAATATAGATTCTCATCTAAGCCAGACGATTTATATCTTGCATAAACAAATTGTGAATATGCGTTTGCACTCTGATAACCAGGAGCCTGTATAAAAGATCCTGGACCAGAAGTAACATCAACTGTGTCTATACCGGAAAGCTGTATTGGAGTTTCTCCATATTTTCTATTATTATCATAATCGCTCTGACCAATCGTATTAGGTGCTTTAACACCCTGACCTCCAGGTATTAGTGATGATAGTTCAAGTGGAGTAGCTGCTTCGTTCCTTAATTCTAAGTAATAGATAACAGTGGCGATCTTACCTTTGTTAGTTGCATTGGAAAGATCTATCAATTGATCGTAATACCCAGCAAACAGATTCACCGTGCTTCCCTGGTTTATCTTGTTTGATGTGTTTCCACTTCTTATATAAACCCCTAAAGTTCCCTTTGCTTTTGCAATTAGAGCTCTTAAAGATTGTAACTCATTGTCTATCTGTGTTAGTTTTTGGAAAAGGTCTAATGCCTTACCGCTAGCATCAAAAAATCCAGAAGCAATAACTGATGTGTTGTGGGCATAAAATTTATCACCAGACGTAAACTGTGTTGATAAATGTTGATCTAGTCCCTTTGCCTGTAAGTCCTCTTGTACTTTAACTATAGCGTTATCCGTGCTATTTTGTGCCACAAAAGAAGCATTATCAACTTGAACAACCAAATCTGGTGGGAAATCTACAACTGCTGAAGTAGACCAATCGGAAGTTAAAGGATTTGTTGGCCATCCAGCTTCAGATATTGACTGAACCTGTATTTCTACCTTTTCTCCTTTAGTTATAGCAATGTCTAATTGGTTTATATTTACCGTATTAGCATCGCTAACGTCCTCTATTTGCCATGTATATGTTCCAGTATTCGTATCATATACTTTCTTCCTTACATCACTTTTAAACTGTGTCCAGTTTGTAAACTGTCCAGTCTTCTGAACTCCGTTGTTATCAATATAATCTATCTGTTGAACCCCGTTAGGGTTACCTGTCATAGAAAGATATCTGTATCTTACATTAAATTGTACTATATTTTGTTCTCCAGTTTTTGGATCAACGATAGGCTCTGGTATAGGCCAGAATCCTCTAACTCTATACTTAGGAGCTTCTGATAGCTCCGGAACTGCTATAACAAGATTGTTAATTTCATTTATAGTGGTGGAAAGAAGATCAGTTTTTGTCCCCTTGTCTTTTGTAAGAGTAGCGATCTTATCGTTCAGTTTTTTAAATTCCGCATTAGGAGTTTTTGCTGATGATGTTGTAGTTAATTCAGAAAGTTGTTTCCTCGTCTGATCTATTGCTCTATCAATGGAATCGATCTCATTCTTAAGAGTTGTTTTTATTTTTATCTTATCCTTGAATGTGTTGTTCTCTTTTGAATCAGTAACCTGAGCATTAACCTTAACAACTTTAAAGTTTCCAGCAGAAACAACCGGTGCAGCTGGAGTTTGTCCATAAACAGCAGGAATAGCATTTTCTTTTGCCGAAGCTATAAAGATTTTACCAAAATCAGAAACCTGTGAGTTATAGAAAGACTCTAAAGTTTTAACACCATCCGATGTGCTAATCTGTAGCTCGTTTGACCAGAAGCATATACCAGGACTATATTTGCTAGCTGCAACGTTAAAATCACCGTCAATAGATTTTATAAATACACCCTGTCTCTCATCAAACCCAACATTTATCTCCACCTGTCTATTTGATAAAACATTGGAGTATATTGTAAGAGATGAGTCACCTATTTTAATTGCTTCAAATCCAAATAGTCTTTTCAACACAACAGTTTGGTCACTTGTATCAATTGAGTCTATTTCATATTTTGTACCTCCTGAAGTTATTAGTAAATCCCCTTTAGCTAATGTTCTAGAATTTTCGGTGTCTGATAAGTTGTCAGTATATCTGATTGAATTGAGTTTATATTTTCTCACAGTATTTGTGGTTGTCGTACCATTTACTGTAATTTGTACCTCCTCATCGAATATTCTAAGAACTCCAAAAGAACCAATATATCTAATGGTTCTTAAGTCCAGATTATTTATTTGTTCATCAACAAAATATTGAATCCCCTGGCTTTGTAAAGCTGCTATGAAATCAGAATCACTTAAATCGTTTCTACCCTTAAGGTTATTATCAAAATATTGTTTCTGTACATCGGATTGTGTGTTTGCTATTACTCTTTTAACATAAACACTTTCAGAATTTTCAGGTATCTGATTCTCAACGTCAATTTCTATGTAAAGTAAAGGATTCAAAAAAGATTCAAAAAACCAATTGTTTCTAGCCTGAAAAGTAGATGGTACTTGCAAACTGCTAGGTGAAGAAGGATCTTGTAGTGTTCTAGATTGATAGATCTTAGCAACAGTTCCATCTGGGTTTCTAACATTAGCTCTATTATCATCCAGTCCGGAAAGAGCTTTAATGTTCTGATCTAATCTATTAACTTCACTTTTTAAATATCCAAAGGATGGCACCTGTATGTTCTCAGATGTGTTATCATCCATCAGAAATTCTATCTCCACAGAATCTTTAGAAGATGTAGTTACATCATTTAATTTGTTTATAATCTCCAAAGAGTTTTTTTGGAGTCTAAGAAACTGTGCTATTAATGATGAGAATGAATTTTTGGTATTTGACATTTTTTTATCTTATTTGATCTATTTCAAATATTAGGTTCTTTTCGTCTACACAAACAATATCAAATATTGGTTTATATCCCGAACTAGAGAACTGGATGTTTAAGAATCCAGCAACTACTGTTGAATAAGGAACTCCAGAAGGGTTAGCTTTAGGATATTCTCCAAGAGCGTCTGTGAGCATAACTACTGAATAGTTACCAAGATCTATTTCGTCTCCTATAACAAATCTTAGCACTTGCCCCTTCTGCCATTTATTCAAGCTGTCATCTATTCTTATAACTATGTCATTTGTTGCAGTTATAGATACTCCGTTGTTCTTGTGTTTTAAATAATTGGTATAGATTGAAAGTGGAACAGTGTTACCAGCAACAGGATTAATAGTAAACAATGAATTATTTCCTATATTATAATCTTGTTGTGTTACGTCTACTTTAAGTATGTTAGGTGTGTTCCTGTTAACAGAAGTACCATTACCATCTTTTAACAGATCTAAATTATAAGACATGTTAATAGAGGTCTGATTCTGTAGTATGTTCTCTATGGTATCGCTGTTTTGTTCAATCAAACTCAAGATGTCCTGAGTGTTATTGAATAGTGCCTGATTGGCTTGTAAAGCTGATTCAACTAAATCTAATCTTGCTTTTATTTCAGTGCTATCGTCAGTGTTTATTATTAAATCCTTAAGATCATTAATATCTTGCTGCATATTAGCTATCTGAAGGGTCCTATCATTTAAGTTTTTAGCAGCATCCTGTAAAACAGTAGCAGCATCCATAAATATAGAAAGAGAGAAGGACGAATAGTCGTTTATAGCCTGCTCTACCCCAGTGCTTTCGACATCAGTATCAAACTTAAGGTTTATCTTGAATCCATAAGAGTTACCGTTAAGTTTGGTAATTGGATCCGGCTTAAATTTCTTAAACGTAGGAAGCTTAGCTGCATTATTTGAAACTGGCTCAGGATCATTTAAAAATAAAATCCCATAAAGATTAGTCTCTGAATCCGTTGGGTTATTAGGATCATATACATCGTAATAAACAAGGACTGCGTTAAACTCGAAAGAAGTTGTTACAGGAGTACCATTCCATTCCTCTATAGTGGATATTCCCACATAGTTTTGAATTGCACGATAAGAAGAAGGATCGAAATCTATCTGAACACCGTCAAGGTTGTTTCTTTTGTATGTTACTGTATAACCTGTAGGTCCAGAAGCTGCTAGATATTTCTCAATCGTATAGTTTGTATTATCAAAAAACGATGGATCCGTAAAATAAGAATTAGCCTCATCTCTTGGAGAATACCAGTTATTAGTAAATGAACCAGTGGCAGAAGTTCCACTTACACCAGGATTTCCTAAAACGTCTTGGTCGAATATAGCAAGTTTTGGTAATCCATTAGGACCATATAATCCAGAAGCGGAATCCCTTCCTTGTATGTATTCTGTGTCCGTAGGATCTGGAGGCAAGTGAGTCCACGTTCTATCAGGATAGTAGTTCTCATCAGCAACTGTTTTAAAAAGAACATAAGGTGTTCCTCCGTCACTAGTTGGTATGTGAATATAAACTTCAGAATAAGCATTGCTCGAGTTCTGGACAGAGTTAACTACATCAATATCTCCTATGTATTGGACAATTCTTTCATATCTAGGTGTTGGAGATCCATTCCCAGTTAAATATGTGTCTTCCTCTACCCATCTTTTATCAGAATAAGGAAAACCATCCTTTGTTGTAGTTGAAGTCTGGTTTAATGAAGCAACCACCTCGTTTGAATTAGCAGTCCTATATCTTACTCCCCCTAATTCTTTTACCCATTTCCAAAAAATTCTTTCAGATACATTCCTTTTTAGATCCGGATTGTAATTTGGATCTGAAAGAACGGTAGATTCGAGATTTAAACAGTAATTCTGAAATGATATCTCTGGTGATGGGCTTAAATTATTAGGATTAGTTAATATAAAGTCCCCAACAGCAGCATCTAAAAATGTAGTATCAATAGCATTGAACTGAAGTGTATTCTCTCCGTATGTAGGAGAACCAAATTCAGGAAGCTTTAACAAAGCATACTTAGAAAAAGAAAACTTCTTTAATGAATTATTGAAAGTTAAAGATAGATCTTCCGCAGCAGACGAGAACGTATAAAATGTACCTCCCTGTACTGCTATGGGTCTTATAAAAGGTGTCTTTGCCATTTATTAATACTTAATTAGTATGTGAATCCTTGAGTGTCATTTACAACCACCCAAGATCCTTTTTGAGTACCAGCTGATTGATCTATTCTAGGTTCCCACATAAGAGTAATAGAAGACTTATATGGGTTACCTGAAGTTTGAATAGATGGATCGGAGTATGCTCCGTCACCAGTTGAAAATCCTGTATAGTAATATGGCGAAGGACCAGTCACACCAGTAGAGATTAGTCCAGTACTAGTTGCGGTGTCGATTAATGTCACAGTGTAACCCGCAGGGATAGCAGAAGAAGTTGCTCCAGCGCCAGTTGTTGCGTAAAAGAAAAATCCAGTTGCGTTTGCAGTGTCAGCAGGCGCACTCGAAACAAAGTCTGATTGTATATAGATAACATTTTCGGTTAGTGTTAATTGATAAGGTACTGAATATGTTCCAGTAACACCAGCTCCAGGAGCTGAAGGAAAAGCTGTTGTTGAACCAACGCTTGCTTTTCTATTCGTGTTAACAAAATTACCAGAAGCTCCAATGCTCGTTCTACCTTCTAAGCTAACAGTTCCTTGAAACGTTGCTGTTGCTCCCAATGTAGCGGGGCCAGATGCTCCAAAACTATTAACCTGAATCACGTTAGAGAATATACCAGTTGCTGCCGCTACAGTATTCGAGGCAATTAAAGATCCTCCACTGGCTCCTGTTCCATAAATTTGTATGGTTGGAGAGCCTGAAGCAGGCATAACCAAGCTATTTGTTAGCATTGATTTAGATTTAATTTGTCCACTCGAAGCGTTAGAAACGTCTAGTGATCCAGTTAAAACATTAATATTAAAAGTGTTTTCTAGATCATTATAGGCATTCTCTAATAGCAAAAAGTTAGCATTAATAGTTAATCTTGATCCGGAAATAGAATCGGTTCCAAGGATTTCGGTAATTGTAATTGCCATTTGATTTTTCTTTTTTTGATATATATCCTGTACTTAATACTTTAAGAAAAGACAGGGTTAATTATTAAACAGAGAAACATCGAATATGTTTCTTAAAATAAAAAAAATCTTATGACAGGAAGTAATTGGACTCAAAAGAGAAAACCTAAAAACCCAATCAAATTTAAACTCACATTAAACGAGGAACAAAAGGAGGCAAAGAATATAATCCTTGAGACACCAGTCAGTGTTTTAAAAGGAGCTGCAGGATCTGGTAAAACCTTATTAGCAGTTCAGATAGCTCTTGATCTTCTTTTTAACCGAGAGATTGAAAGATTGGTGATAACAAGACCAACGGTTGCTAAAGAAGATATAGGATTTCTTCCAGGCGATCTTAGAGAGAAAATGGATCCATGGTTAGCACCTATTTATGCTAACTTAGAAATGATCTATGACAAGGATAAGGTACAAAAACTTATCACTGAGGGTATAATAGAAATACTTCCTTTTCCTTTTATGAGAGGTAGAACTTTAGTAAACTCATGCGTTATAGTTGACGAGGCACAAAACGTAACCATGAGTCAGATGGAAATGGTTCTTGGTAGACTTGGTGTTAACTCCAAACTTATCATATGTGGTGATACATCGCAGATAGATTTAAAAAATAAGAAAGAATCGGGATTGGACTTTCTTAATACTATAGCATCTAGAGTTAGTGGGGTTAAAGTTATTACACTCAAGAAAAACCATAGACATCCTATAGTTCCAGAAATACTAGATGTTTATAGAGAATATACTAGTTAAACATCAGCTTGTATATCAAACCTTGAGTACGGAGGAAATCCAAAATCCTTCCTATCGTAGTATATTGATCTAAGCAGATAGTCACTCGGATTAACAACCTCAGGTGTTAAGTCGCCAGCAAAAGGAGTCTTGTGATCTATTACTCTTATTTTGCCCTTGTGCTCAGTTTCATATATGTTACCATTTGCGTCTTGTAATTCACAAGATATAGTATAGAATCCTGGTGTTACGAAGGTCCATATAAAATAAGGAGTTTTTCTGATTTTAACAATAACGTTATTGCTCTCAGTGTCTCTTAAAGTCCATATATGATCCTTCTTACCAGGTATTAATGAATCTATAGGGTTTATAAATATTGTTGTTGCTATCGGTATTTCAAATTCCTCCTGGTAGAATTTATCCTCTCTCCAAGACCAAGAATGTGAGCCCAACCATGATTGAACCCCTCCTATTTTTAAACCGGTCTGGAATCTTTGTTTAGGTATCTTACCTAAGAAAGCATCTAAGCTACCTCCTGGAGGGGAAAGAACAACATAAGGAGAAAATTCAGATTCTCCTTCAAAGTATCCCGTTATATAAATATTTTCTTCACTATCTAAAACTAAATCCGCACCTGAGTCGTTATTCATCCCACCTGCAGTTACTATATCAACAAGTAATCCATCCTTATTAAACTTTGTCAAATAAATATCAGTACCTCCTCTGGATTCTATCTCTTCAGGAGAAAAGTAAGCTGGGGAAGTGTATGACCCTGTTATATAAACATTCTCTTCGGAATCACTTTCGACATCATGAGCGGTATCCCCGGAAGCTCCTCCACACATTTTCATCCACATTAGCTTTCCAGTCGATAGGAGCTTAATTAGAAATATATCAGTGGTACCAGGGAAAGAAGAAATCTGAGTTCCCTCTATTTCTATTGTACCTTCAAAAGATCCAGTGACTAAAACGTGTCCTTTAGGATCTATACAAACTGAAGTGTCACTAAATGATGTGGACGAGTTATAAGCGAATGAATCAGCCCATAGACATGTACCATCCCCTGTATAAAGTTTAGCAACAAACATATCCGGATTTCCAACCCCGGTTAACTGTATTGTGCCCAGATTAACTTGTGTGTCAAAGACGCCTGTTAAATATAAATACTCCTCTTTTAATATTGCTATTTCATTAGCTTTAGAGTAGTTACTGTCGCTTAATTGCTTAGCCCAAACAAAGCTTAATGTTGAATCTAGTTTGGCAACAAATCCAGCATCCTGTCCTACTGAGGTAAGGCTAAATGCTCCAAGAGTTAACGTTCCTTCAAATCCGCCACATATATAGACGTTCTCGTATTTGTCTGCTTTAATATCACCTATGAATTGTGATGGTGTAACCGGGATATTGATTATGTTTAATGAATCCCCATCAGAGTTGTATTTATTTATTTCAATAAATCCAGTTAGACTATTATCACAAACAACATATATGTTTCCATTTTCGTCAGTTATAACGGATCTTCCGTATATAGGTCCTTGTGGGGAAGTTGACCCTATTGCTCTTGCCCATTGTAAAACTCCACCTTTATTATACTTAGCAACATAAACACCCTGGTCTAATGTGTTTAAATAAACATCCTGTGTTCCTATGTTGTTTACCTCACCCATGAATATAGTCCCAGTAAAATCTCCTATTGCTATAATATCACCTTCGTTATCAACAGTGACTTTAACACCCTGGTCAGGATTGCTGTTTCCTAATGTTATAACCCATTCAAAATTCTCAAATAGATCCCTAGACTTTTTCTGTGCGATCCTTTCTATCTGTGAATTTTTCCAATAAGGCTCCTTAGTTGCTTTACCTGTTATAATATCTCGTAGCGGAGCGTATAAGAAGACATGATCCAAGTTTAAAGATGGAAACTGATCTTTCAGACGATCGATGCTATAACGCTGCCAAACAGGCTTATACCAAGAGTATCTGTCCACATTGGGCATGACTGGTCTTGTATAATCAGAATTTAAAGTTATATTGTCATTAAATGGACCAACTATAAAATTAAACCCTAATTGGGAAGCACCAACTCCACTATTGTAAATATATTCTATAGAAGGTAGAGGTGTAGACGTCTCATGATAAATAAAATCCCAACCTTTGAGATCTGCAATTTTTGATGAAGCATGGATATGTGGTATAACATAATCAAGCTTACCGATCTCACCATCCTCAGTAGCAAAAATTAAATTCTTAGGATATGTTGTTTCCCCATTTTTAATAGTTTTCCAAGGAGCAGAAAGTAGCACTTTTCCGTTTAATCCATTACAAGGATTTATTAATGTTACGCCATCATTCCTATATAGAACCTTTGTAAAGAAATACCCATCAAAGAAATATAACTCAGAATTTCCTGGAGATGTTCCAACGTCAATAGTAAACCATATATTTGCATTTCCAGTTTCAGTGATATTTGCAAATCTACCCAGAGATATTTCGGGATTAGTTCCATTGTTCCATACCGCCCATCTCGTGTGATCCCAATAAACTAAAGAAGACGAAGTTCCAATCCATTTATGACCCAATTTATCAATTTCAATAGAATATAAATCGCTATCGGGTAATCCGGAATTATTCATATTGTAATTCTTGAAATCAACACCATTGAATCGGGAAAGTCCATTATCTGTTGCTATCCAAAGATACCATTTGTTGATCCCATAATGTTCCAACTTTAGATCCCTAATATTGTCGGAAGGAAGCTCCGAATTATTAGTTGTATAAAGGTGCCACGACTTAGCATGGGAGTCATAGAAAAGTAACCCATCAAATGAAGGAGATCCGTTACAAGTAAATGCTGCAAATACATCACCAGATTGAGGGTTAATCTCAATTGCATTTATACTAGAAGCTGTAATGGGACTTACGGGATTACCAGAATTATCTATGAAATCACTTACTGAATAAGCTATACTTTTAGTTGGATCCTTATCGTTTATTTTAACTAAAGGAACTAAATTGTTATTTATTCCTATCCACTTATCATCATTCCTGTCTATCTTTATACAGTTAGTAGGAGTAGAAACACCAGGCATAACACTATTACTAGAATCATATGTGGTGTAGTTTAATCCGTCAAATTTTACTACGTCTTCACCAGTTACCCATATATCTCCATCAGCATCCCAAGCTATACCAGTCGGGTAAAATAAAACTGGAGAGTATGCGGGTATTTTATAGAAAGATGATGTGATATTTTTAGGACCTGGGTTGGTGCTAAGATCTGGTGAAATTGGATTACTGTTTATATAGAAGTTGTTTGGCAATTCAGAAAACCCTCTAACAATATAATCAAATCTATCTATATTTGTCTCTATTGAATCGTTTAACTGATCTGCTGCTTCACTAAGATCTAAATAATTATTCCCAGGCGAATCTGTTTCTGTAAATACCATACCCAAGGAGTCTCCAGAAACTCTAACCCTATCACCATATTGTAAAGAATAAAGATCAAAACCACCTAACCAATCATTATGATAATCATACATATCCCATGTATGAGCATAAGCCTTTTCAAAAGCAAAATCTTCGAAAGTGTCCCAGGATAATCTTTTAGTTCCCCAGTACTTCATTTCTTTTTTAGGAAGAGATCCAAAATCGTAAGGCACATAAGCTTCAGTTTCGTTAAATCCACCAGAGAATGTAGTGGAAGAAGGGGAAGCTAGAATAGAACCAGTAACTTGTATTATAACGGGTTTACCGTTCCATAAAGCTCCTGAATTATTTGGGGCTTGTAAAGTAAACGTCTTGTATCCATTAACAGAAGAATCAATTAGATTGATAACCTTATATTTTGGATTTATTGGTGATGAATTTATTGAGCTATAAAGTAAACTACACGTAGCATTAAGATCACCCTGAAAATTACAGGAAGCAATTTCGACAGAATCTGCAATTATTTTAACTGTACCAGAACCGTAAACATATCCCCCAGATATTGGAGTAACCTCTATCTCAGGAATTTGGAAAGTTGTTGTTCCGGTTACTGTTATAGGATACTGTCCATATGGTGCTCCAGTAGAATCGTATATCCAAACATTGCTTCCTGATGTGTATCCGTGTGGTGTTAAAGTGGTCACAGTAGCTAAATCGTAACCGCTACCATTGTAATTACTAGCTATTGTTGATATAGAAATCTCATCCACACCAACATCAAAAATTGAAGTGGATTTTATTTCGGGTAGTTTGGTTAGAACTTCACATTGCTGACCCTCCTCAAAGTTATTAGAATACTCAGGGTAGCTCTGTATGAATTGTGAGATATCAATTATTTTATTGGTGTTCTCAACAGGGAATAGCCACTGTGAGAAATAACTATCCCATTTAAGAGGCATGTTGTCCCAGTTGTAAGTCTCAGATTCCCTAAATCTTGTTATTGTGTTTAATTCTATTCCTCTTTTTGCTACTTTTACTACGCCTCTTTTTATTCCAAGTGATATGGAATTTAAAGTGTCCCAAACCCTGCACTTAACATTGTAATTCCCATCATAAGGTAAAAAATGAACAAGTGTATCTAATCCAGGAAGATCCCCAGTTATTTGGAAGAAATATGGTTTGTCATCATCATCCTTGTATATGGTCCATTCAATTTCATAAAAGTCCAAATAAGGTATTCTATCCCAAGAATAAAACCCGTTAGAATGAACAAAGTTTTCATAGTAGTCAAAAACATAAGAACTAAATCCTAAATTAGTAGGAGTTACTTTCCAGTTTGAATATTCCCCGGATCCTCTAGTGTACATAAACTCCACGTACAAGTCCCCGGTAACTGTGTTGTAGTCTCCTGAGCTACAATACCCAAGAACTAAGTTACCAGGATTGTCTGCAGATTCTATTCTTACTAAAATAATCTGTGGAGAGGTTGTACTAAACCAATTGTTGCCCGTTCCTATGTTAATAGTTAGATTGCTAGGGAAAGTCGTAGGTAAAGTAAAAGTGTCAGTGCTTGTTGCAGTCTGTAAATTTCCTCCAGGATTAGAAGAAGCTGTACTTGTGTAACTAGCTATTTGTAAATTTGTAGTTGTTATAGTTGTGTCGAATGAGGTCCAGCTTCCGCTTATTTCCTCCCAAGAAAGATTAAAAGTGTTATTTTTTATTATAATCGGACACCCAGCAGGAAAAACGTAATCGCTGCCATCAGAGAAAAGTTTGTATCCTGGTGGATCATAATCTCCGTCACCAAGAAACTTAGGCATTACTCCCGCTTTTTGATCATCATAAAAACTCACTATTGCAGATTCTAAATCAGGAATAGCACTTTTTGGATACTTCTGGAAAAAAGAATATGGATCCACGGTGTTACCATAATAACTTATACCCGGCTCAGCTCCATTTACCGCTGGATATAAAATTCCAGATTGATTTGGCTTTATATAAAATGGTCTTAAATCCTCTACGTATCCCTCATTAGGAAAGACACTAAAGTCTACCTCGATACCACCTTTTATCTCGCTTATATCTACTGAGTCTGTCCACCCTCTAGTTTTGTAGATATTAAAATATATTCCTTCCCCAGTAATGTCTATTATTCTAGCATTTAATGGAAGATAATCATTTTTAAGTCTTTCTTTTAAGCCAAAAAGTTTTATGAGAACCTCTTCCGGGCTAAACAAAAAGCTGTCTTCCACAATGGGATAGCCGTATTGATCCTCGTCCTGATCCTCAACTACTTTATTTATGTCGTAGAAAAGGCCAAAAAGAGATGTCTTCTTGTAAGACTTAGACGGGAATATTTTATCAAGTTGTTTTTTTAATCCAAAAGTGCCATCTTTATTTTTTCCGTAAACCTCTACTTGTTTAAACTTACCCTCGTTTTCATCTTTTATTAAACTGCTTATTAACTCAAGCTTACTTTGCCCTTCTATATTTGGCTGAGATAACTGATTTAATATTGTTTGGTTTTGTTGTAGAGGTGTTAATGTGTCAGCGTCATCTTTTTTAATATTTAACCAGTACTCCTTTACTCTAAGGTCATAGTATCCAAAGAATTTTATGGCATTGAATAGGGATTTATAAGATCCTAAATAGGGAAATATAGTCTCCCCAGTAAGTAGTAGCTCTTTTCTTTTCTTGTTTATTATTTCATAATCAGGAAATTCCTCTTTTATGTCGCTATCCCTTACTATTAAAGCATCCTCTGGATTAAAAGATCTACCAAAGTTACCTAATATTACTGCTAATCTACTGTCCTCTCCTTCGACTTCTCCGTGGAAGTTTATTGACATTATAGTCACAGGATTATTAGGATCTGTATAATCTTCTAGGATTAATGTTCTGTCGTATATTCCTTCGGTATTAGAATTTAATGCAATGTTTATTTGCATCGAAGCAGGATTAATATCACTGCTTATAATTATTCCCTCCGGAGATGATATAGTATCACCAACTACAACCTCTGGATAAAATTCTACATTCGTAGCTTTAACTAAAATAGGAGCATCCAATTCACCATCAACACCCAGCTCATAAGTGTATATAGTGGAAGAAACATCAGTTCTCCCATCGTAATTAGATTCCCATCTAGTTCTCCACACAGGAGATCCTGGACTAACTCCATAAGAATGTGGAAATCCGTATTTTATATCAGAGGAAAGATCTAGAAATTTCTCTATTACAAATATGTGTTCTATCTCAAAAAGCCTTTCTGAAACTTTTTCGAAAAGAACAGATCCTTCCCAATAATCTCCATTCCATTTGAAGTTGTATTGGTCGCCTTTTTTATTAAAGAATAAAAGATTTTGAAAAGCCATCCTATCTCACGTATTTGTTATTTTTAGAAACAGTATAATTAAAATAGTTCTTTATATACTTAGTAGTTTCAAATAGTGAATAAATCACATTTTCTATACTTGCTAATATGTCCATCCTATTAGCATCTCCACCCAATACGGGATTAGATAGAGTTTTTTCGAATATCTTACCCTCATAATCAAAACCCACGTTTGATCTTACATCATTTTGAGATTCTATAAATTCATACCAGCTTTTCTTTTCCATATTAGTTTCCTGTTTTTAGCGAGCTTTTCATTATATTATTAACTCTAGAATTATATGTGTAAGGAACTATAGCTCTAACATCTATATTAATAGATGAAAGGGTAGTCATTCCTGCTCCAAGATCATAGAATATCCCGTTCCTATCTTCCCATCCTCCTGAGATAATAACAACCTCATCCTTACCCATTACTATATCACCAAACTCATCGAATCCGATTTCGGGTGAATTTGGATTTTGTGCTTTTGCAGCTTCATTTTCTTCACCAACAAAATATAGTGCTACTGAATCAACTCCCTCTATTTCCTCAACTGCTGCGATCAAATCCGATCTTGGTATTTTATCTCTCCTTCTAATATTTAAGAAGTAGTTACTCATAGTGTTTACTATCTGTGATTTTATAGTATCAGGATCGTTTCCTTCAAAAATACTAATGGAAATATTAACTACATATTTTTTTATTACCGGATCTAATATTTTAACCTCCGTCGTAACTATCTTTTGCCCGCTCTCATCTAGAAGTTGATTTATTCTATCTCTTTGGGGCTGTGTTAGTTTAAATCTAGAAACAGGGATATCAAAATATGTCTCATTGCTCTTCAGGGTTAATTGGATATTTGGTACAAGTATTAAATATATGACGTTGTCATCATCAATGTATTGATCATCGAAGGTAGTAAAAGCTTCTATTATAGAAAACTGTCCAAACTTTTCAAAGAAAGTTATGTAATTTGTTGGATTTGCAAGAACAAAACTTCTAGATGTTTTAGGTGCTATAAGTCTTGTTAAATCTACTGGCTCTTGGTTTGCTCCCATCTGCGGAGCAATTGTACAAGATATTTGTAGAACGTCTGCTAAAGTTACTCCGTTCCCAAATAAATCCGTTCCATCTGAATCGAATCTAAATATAGCTTGTGATGAATCATCTACTAGAATATTACCAGAAGAACCAGAAGATTCAAGATAAGTTACCTCTATAATAGATCCAGGAGCAGGAGGTAAACCAAAATCACTAGTTCCAAAGAAAAGATCGATACCCGATATAAGTGAACTCTTTACCATATATCCTAGTCCGTTTCTAGGGATATCATATAAAGAATCGTATGCTTTCCACTCTACTCCATTAACTTTAACATAGATCTCAAAATTTTCTATACTTGAAGTACCACGAGATGAAATATTAAAGCTCTGTAACTTTCCTCCATTTCCCGTGTATTGGTTGACATTAAGGGTTCCTTCGACTACCGAGCAAATAAGTTTAGAAGTTCCGTCAAGGTTTAATCTCGTGTACTCTTGTGGAAATTTAAGAAGGTATGTTTTACCATTATTTACACATTTGATCTCAGAATTCTTAGGTATAAGAACTGCACTACCTCCAATATCTTCAAATCCTTTACCGTTCCATTTAATAACAACCTCACCTTTAGCAGATATAGCTCTAGTGGGATTGTGTCCAGCTAAAGCTGCTAACCCATATATGGATGATTCCCTTGTTGCAGTGTTTATGTTTAATTCTGTTATTGAATCTTCTATAAAGAACAATATAAACTGTGAAAGGTTATCTAGAACAAATATTATCTGTCCCCAAACAGAGGCAACAGTAAAAAGCTGATTAGACATTCCATATCTTGCCTGTATTAGCTCAAAAGTCTGTGCTAATAAATCAGATATCTTTGCTCTATTTTTCGATAATAAATCCATATTATAATATTTTAATTCCCAATATAGGGTTACCTTTTATTGCAAAATCTATAACACAAGCATCTCTTGTTTCTCCTTTAAAAAATCCAATCTTAAAATCAACACTAAAAAGAGAATAAGCAAGAGGCACATATGTTATTAAGTGCAATTCTATGGCTCTATTTAATGTTTTTTCATCCACCTCAAGATCAAAAATAAGACCCTCCAGATCTATACCAAAATAAGGATCTCCTAGAACCTCTCCTGGTCTAGAAAGCATACAGTTTTTTATCATACCTATAAGGATCTCAACCTCATCATCGGTATGTAAAAGTCCCTCTTTGTAATTAGGATCATCTGGATTCCTTGGATAAATTTCAGAAAATCTTGCCATCTTGATCTATATATTCCAAGGATTAATAACATGATAAATTAATTCCACTGCAAGAAGTATGAAGGTGTGTTCTCGTCTTTTATCATTTGAATAATCTCAGCCTTTTCAGTGGTTCCTGCTGTTTGGATGTTGCTATAATTAACTCTAACACCACCTGGGAGATTATATTCGAATGTACCTAGTAATCTACCAATATTTATTTTGGCTTCAGCTAGACAGAACCTAACAAACAATTCATCATCGTATAGATTTTCTTCTGGTATATCAATAAAAGCTCTTACTCCTACATCAACACCACTAAAAAGAGTACTAGAAGATCCGCCAGCGGTTTGATATGTTCTATTTGGATCTCTACCTAAGATGGTTAGCCTCTTTGTGTTTTTGTTGTAGTTAAAAGCATATGTTTCTAATAGATAAGCTTTAGCAAGATCGAAAAATGAATATAGAACAGTTCTATAAACTAGATTATCCCCTGCAAAAGGAGAAAGCATAAGTTCTGATCCTAATAATTTAGAATCACCAAAATCCTTATCTGGTGTACCAATTAAGCCAGATCCGTTTACTTCTCTAACTTCATAAATAGATCTAACGCACGATGGCATTTGTATTTGCCTTGTGGCTTTAAATGAAGCGGTAGCAAAAAGCTCTTTCCCTAATACGAATATCCTATCCTCTACAGCATATTGATAATTATCATAAAAATAAGCCCTAGCTCTTTTTATAATCCTTTTAATTTCTTGCTCATTTAAGTTGTATGGTAATGCACAAGAGTGAGATATATCATCTCTTATTTCCTGTATTAAATCCGCTTCAGTCATTTTAATTAATTATTTGATTTGAAGTTAATCCCAGGAATACCAGAAGGCTTAGAATTATTATTTCCAAATCTCACTGGCTTAGAAAGTGCTTCTCCTTCGTTTCTATTAGGGAATTGCTGTTTCTTGGAACTTCCTTTTAATTTCTTATCATCATCTCCATCTTTAACTATTTCTGTTTCAGGCGAGATTGTAGCAAGTTTTCCAATGAAGCCAGATCTAATTATTCCACCAAAGACTTCGCAGTTTATTTCTTTGTCCTTATTGTCTATATAAGTGTCGTGAACTGTGTTTGTGAAGTAAAGATCTGATACCATTACCTTAGATCGATTTATCTCGTTATTCGTGATTAAATCACACTCCTCAATTGTACAATCATTAAGCTTGGAAGTAAAAATCCTACAGTTTAAAATATTTCCAGATATTTCACTTTCGAGTATATCATAATCCTTTAATAGATAAGCTCTTTGTGTTTTAACATCCTTGATTTGGAATTTTCCAAGATTACTATCGTAATTAATTATACCCTCCTTTATATTGTTATCCACAATTAAATCATATAGAACTTCCCTTACATTAAGGAAGAACGCCTTTAGTATTTGTGGATCTGACCTAAGGTCAATCATCACATTTAAATGCGGGTAGTTCTTTTGAAAGGTTTCAGCATCTATAAAGGTGGATGAATTCTTGTATATTTCGCTTAGGAAAAGTTTAAGGATTTTAATATCATTTTCAGTAAATCCTTGATTAAATCTCAAAACATCTACGGTGTATGTGATAATATAATCAATAACTTCCTTTAAGGCATTGTACCTTTTCTGATAATCCTTCCCACCTAGATACCTAACTTCAAAATATCCATCAGGAAGCTTCAGGAAATTAATCCCCATATTCTTCTCTAACGGAACATCAAAAAGATTCTTGTCAATAAATGAGATGTTACTAGGATCAACAAATTTATTGGATGGTACTATTCTTTTTATAGACTTAGCATATAGCGATCCCATTCTATCAGGGAATCTTTTATAGACAACATTTTCATCAAACCCAAGGATAAACTTGAGTATGTTCATTTGTGACATAGGAGGAACATCAGGGTAAATGGAAGTGTCTATATCCATACCAAATTGGAAAGCACATTTTTTATCTGTGTAACCATTCTCGTCTATCCACTTAAGGGTTTTTATTAGTATTACTATCGCTTCAAAATAAGGAAGCGGTCCAGTAATAAACTCTACCATTTTAGATCCACCAGAATAATCTGGCTCTAACTTAAATATATCCTTAGTTGGTTTAAAATTGGAGTGGTACTTTTTAAAGACAAGTACTTTCTTACCGAGTACTTTACCCAGATCATATGCTATTTCGTTTCTGTTTAAGTTGCTATAGAACTCAAATTCAAAACCCAATTTAGCAGAGTAGAAAAAATCATTACTGAGTAAATTAGCCAATTTTTATTTTTCTATTAATTGTATTTTGAGAGTAGAACTGTCTACACTCAAGATAGAAAAATCAACCGATTCTCCAACCTCATATTCTTTAATAGAGCCTACTAATCTTTCTTTTTCGATAAGTCCAGTTAATCCGTTTTCCATTTTAACAAAAACACCGAAGGTTTTAATTTTAGTAACCTCTCCTTTATATATTTTCAAATCGGTATTTTCCCCCAAAACTTCTGATGAAGTATTCTTCATCTCTTGGACATTTTTCATTTTTTCACTAGGCTGAGTAACTGATAAGGTTATTCTTTGAGGATTTTTTATGTCTAATACATAGAATTCCACAGCGTCACCAGCATTATAGACTGATAATGATTCTCTATTAGAATCATCCATTGGAATTATACCAGTGTAAATTTCGTTCCACTCAACAAAAACTCCGCCATTAGAAGCTCCTGTAACTGTTCCCTCATATTTAGTAGAAAAAGATAGATTCTGAACTTCTTTGTCTATTATTTTTCTCAAATACTTCTTAAATGAAACAACAAAGATGTCACGCTTCTGATCATAGACCTCAACCATAACATTTAGGTCTCTTCCTACATAATCAGCAAAGTTCATTATTCTGTTTGCAGCAGCTAAGCTTCCAGGTAAGAAACACTCTATACCGGATAGATCCACCATGAATCCTCCGTTACAAACATTCTTAACTCTAACTTTAAATGCACAATCTTCTTCTTTAATAGATCTGTGTAGTTCTCTCTTAAGAGCTTTTTCGTATCCAGCAGAAACAGAGCCATTAAAGGAACCTCCTGCATCTTTTGTAATTACAACATCCAAGATCTGCCCATAAGAAACCTCCATCGAAGGGTATCCGAGTTTTCTCATACTCTTCTCTTCCTTCTTGGTGTCTATTATAATGGTCTGTCCAAAAGAGGTCTCTCCTAAAGCGACCCCTTTCTCGTTATCAACAGATGTGATAACGATTTTTTCTGACGTGTTATTTTGTATATCCTTACCTGATATATTTTTAGACTCCTCTGGGAACGTCTGGTCATACATCGATTGTAGTTTTTCTCTTTCAGTAAGTTCGTATTCGAAACAACTAAAATTTTTGCTTTTCATATTATTTGGGTTTGTATAGTTTTCTAGTATAAAATTGGATTAAAATTTCCAAGAAATTAGTATTTTTTTACATTTTTAGTTTCTTTTAGTTCAGTTGGTAATTCTGGTATTGGATACACAGGATCTGCTGAGCCTAAGAAAAATTTAAAAAGTCCCGACACATCCGCTGCGCTCCTTAGGAATTCATCCAAGTAAACAACATAGTATGTATTCTTTAAACTCATTCTTCTCCAAACTGGATGGTCATCATTCATTGCTATTGGGTTTATAATGTTTAATATATTCCTACCTATTAGTACTGCAAGAGGCCAAGGGATCTTAGATAAAATTTCAGCGGAAGCAGTTACTTTAGTGAGCATAATAGAATCAGCCAGAGGTGTTTTAGGTAAGCTCTTAAAATATGCCCAGAACAAACTATAAACTATCCTAGCTGGTGGAGGAGCTCCTAAACCAATTAAAGCTTGCTCTATCATATCAGTGGGTCTTGCTTTAGGAATCACTGGGGTTTTAATCACATTTAAAAAAGGCGGTACGTCTTTAGACGAAGGATCTATGGCTCCAGTAACTAAATTCTTAGTCATTTTTTGTATATCTGAAGGATCCATATTTAAAAACTTCGGGGAATTTACATCATCAATCTCTGGAAATGTTTTTTCTAATATCCCAGCATCTAATGATTTTTCAAGTGAAGCCGATAAAAAATCTTTTATAACAGACCCAGGTATACTAACTTGAATGATGCCACCTAATCCAGGGATTTGTCCTAACTGATCTTGCTTGGGCGGAAAAACTGTGGGTAGCTCAAAAGCAGCAACAGCATTACCAAATCCTCCATTAAGTGAACTGAGGCAAGATAAAGGCCCCTTAGGAAAAGGAAAATTGGATATTAAAGGCTCTTCTTGATCTAATGGTCTTACTGGATCAAATGGACCTGCCTTACTTAATCCTATCTTTTTAGAAACTAATATTTTTAAATCCTTTACCCTTATAACTAATATTGGATTTTCTCCGTCATATCTAACATATCTAGAAAAATCCTCTCTTGAATATTCTATGTTAGCCATGCCTTCCATTATACGAAACTTCATAGCTTCTATAATGGGGTTCTTTTTTCTAGCAAAGTTGAGCGCTTTAGGTGCAGAGTTAGTTATTTTTATTTCAGGGAATTTAAAAGCTCCTTCAAATTCACTTTTTTCGACCAAAGAGAATGATCCATCCCTGACTTTTTTTATTACAGAAAAATTATTTCCCCAGAGAATCACTTTAGCTATCACAAGGGAAGCTCCTCTTATCTCTTTAACTAGGATATTAAATTCATTATCCGTCATCAATCTAGGGTCCTTATTGTTTCTTAAAAATATTTTACTCGAATTAGCTACCTGAAAATTTTCTATTGCATAAATAGGAGGACAAACTATTTTCATTAGTTTTAGAACCTCCCTCATTTCATCCTTAAAGTTTACAAAGCTAGGACAGTCCACTGGGACAAGGCTAGCTCTCATTTCTTTAAGGATTCTTAATGATTTCACAATCCCTGGTATATCAACCTTTAATTTGTCCTTATCTTTAGGAAAATGTATAGACTTTGGATCTGGTATACTTTTTTTAAGATAATCTTTTATAGTGGTTTTTAGTGCATCCTTTCTTTGATTAACCAAAGCTTTTAATTGCTCCTCTTCAGCAGATAAATCTGGGGGATTCTCATCTAATAAAGCACTCTTCTTTTTATAATCCTTTTCCTTTTCCCTTATTTTTCTTTTAAGCTCCCTTTCTTTTTCTTGTATGTCTCTTACCTGCTGCATGTTTCCAGGAGGGGGAACACTATCAAATATTTTAGTTAAGTTACTTTTTATATCAGTTAAAACCCTAGCTGAAGAATCTAAATCATCCAGGCCAAATCCGGGAAGAGGTATTAACTTATCAGGTACACCAAAAGATAGAATCTGCTTGATCTTTTCAAATGGATCTTTCGTATCCGGGTCAGATTTTCTTGGAATAAATCTAGGTCCTCTAATTCCGGTTAAAAATAAAGAACTACCAGTGATAAATTCTTTTAGATAAACTAATGGAGTAGGCATAAATCCTCCTATGAAAGGTATAAATATCACAAGCATTCCCAAATTAAAAGGAAGAGGTATAAGAATAGGGGGAATTATAGTCCATATCATTGGAAGGGGAACCCTTATATAAGGATTACCGTCTATCGGATTCGGAAAAGGTATAGGAATAAAAGCAGGCGGAAGATATCCTACGGGCCAATATTTTAAACCCAATCTAACAGCTGGTCCAGGGGTTAAAAAATATTTAGGATCTTCAATTGGAGGAAGACCATTAGGATATGGCAACATACCAACCTTGGTTAGATCCTTAGAAAATTGCTTCCACCAACATCTTTGAAACATCGTTGGGCAATCTGAGCTTGGTGGGGAAGATAGTAAAAAATTATCAGTTTTAAAATCAGACCCCGCTTCTCCACAACAAACAGGTGGGCAGTTCTCTTTATCCCCAGCATCGGGTGGTGACTGTGCTCCCGCACATTTAATGTCACTAAATCTTTTCTCTATGTTTTCTGGGCTAATTGATTCACTAATCTCAGCGATTTTTTGAGAGGCAAGCAACAAAGCTTCTTTTAAATTTTCATATTTTTTAGTTATGTCAGAGTAGTTCTCAAATATTCTAATTCCTATAACGTCTGAAGTCGGTAGGGTTTTTCCTAATCCTTCACCTGCTCTTCTAGCTTTTGTTTTTAAATCTTCAAGAGCGGGAGTTATATAAGCCTGCTTGTTTTGTAGGTATTTCTGGTTCCACTTAGTTTTGAAATTACTATAAAAATCAGTAAATACCGGCGTTGGTTCTCCGTCTTGTGTGAAACTAGAGGGTCTGCTTTTTGCAGGATCCCTAGAGTCATTATCTCCTCTTTCTTCTGCGCTAAAGAAAAGCCAAGTTGAGGAGGATTTCTCTATTAACTGTCCATATAATGTTCCTCTGTCCTCTACAATTTTCTCTACAATACTTTCTTTTGAGTCACTAGTTTTTATTATTTTCTCTATAAAATCATAGAATTTTGCAACATCAGGAAAGCCAGTCTTAATGTTATTAATCTTTATAAATTGATAAGACCTTAAATACTCTGGTAAATATCCACTTAGCAATCCTCCGTTGCCAGCATACTCATTACCTATTTTTATTTTCTCCTCATCAGGTTCATTAGCTTCTTTTAATGGCTCTGTACTAGATCCGCTAAAGGTTATCTTAGAAGGTTTTTTTACTTTCTTGTATGGAAGAGGAGATCCGTAGTCAGTAACAAAAGAAAGTTTAAACTCTAACTCGCCCAAGGGTTTATTAAAATTTGTATTAAATCTAACGGAGAATTTCTTAAGTGCTTCTAAGAATTCATATCCATATGAATCATAAGCATAAGATTCAGTGCTCAGAAATAACTGGGCTGGGCTTTTAAAAACCCTATCGTTTATATCCAACGAGCCGTTGCCTTGCCCATAAAGATCTGAAGAAACTGTGCTGGAGGGTAAGAAAGATTTTTCAACATCGGCGATGGTAACTTGACTTCCTCTTTTCTGTGAAAGCGTTTGAATAGAAGCGTTTAGAAGAGATTGTGTATCATCTATTTTGGATTGTATTAGATCAATAAAGTTACTCTCGATCATAATGTTTCTTATGTCTTCTACATTCTCAATAAATTTAGAAACCCCACCGGAAACTGGCCACGATTGTGTGGATTCATCATATGTTATAGGCGATTTATTAGCATTTATCTGATTATTAAAAAGAACTTCCAGCTCAGGAGAACTAAGCTCCGTGTCATAAACGCTAAGAATAAATAAGTCCTCGGTAAATATATTATTGTTTTGTAAAAACAAAGATTTATCATTCTCGTATTTTGTTGTTTGATCTTTAAGCTCTTTTTTATATGCTTCTAACTGATCTCTATATGTCAAAATTTGAATTCCTATATCAAAATCTGATGGATCTCCTCCCTCGTTTACAGGAACGCGATTCCTCCAGTTTTCTGCTAGAGATTTCTGATACTCGTATATTGGCTCATAGTGATATAGTATCTCCTCTAGATTTCTTTCTATCATTTGCCATCTAGCTAGTACTTTAATATCTTCTTCTAGTTTTTTGCTCTTATCTAAGGCAGATGACAAACAAGCATCTATATCTTTAGGATCAACAGTAGGAGGTACAGGATCCGGTACCTCGTCTCTTTTAAATTCATAAACCGGCGGATCACAAAATTCATCCAACGACTCATCAAAGTTATTCTTAGTTAGAATAGGATCTCCTGTTATAGGATCTTCGGGTATTCCTGGTAAACACTCATCATCTGCTATTGGATCATCCCCATCAGGAAAAAAATTAGCATCAAATCCATCAATTCTTTCAGAGGATGTATTTTCGTCTATTCCATCAAAATCACAAGGCTTAGAATTCTCGTTCTGCTTTTTTAAGATACTATTTATTTTATCTAAAGCGGAGTTTAGATCTATTTCATCACCTCCTATTTTTACGTGAACTATTTGAGTTCCGTTCATTATAAACTCTAAAGGAATTTCAAATCCTAAAATGTTAAGAGCTCTTTTTTTTCTAGTTCCTGAGTTAGAAGGCTTACCTAATATCAAAGGGTCCATATTATCAAATATCTTCTCGTTTATTTTTTCAAGAAACTTCGAATCCTTTCTCTTTAGATATTTTGTTATTCCATCAGAGGGAATTTTTTTAGAAAATCCTAAATCACCTCCACTAACAGTAACCCCTAAATCATTTTCAGATATAGGAGAATTTTTTTTGTATTCATCAGAATTTAAAAGATCATTATATAAATTAGAATCTTCTCTTTTTATAGTCTCTATTATAATTCGACTGTAGAGATCATCTCCCTCATATTTACAGGCAAGATCCTCTATTTCATTCATAGGAATGGGAGGCTTTTGCGGACTTAAGCTTTTTATTACGTTATCTACCTCCTTCTGACTTTTATCTAGCTCCTTTTCAAATCCCTCCTTGGATTGTAAATCTTCATAGGGAATATTAAAGCTCTGCCCTCCTGATATAGTACTGAGTATCTCCTCAGTAGACATTTTGGAAAAGTCTTTCCCTAATAGACTGTCTATCCTAGATTCTATACTTTCCATATTACACTCCCGTTATTCCACTGGTTCCGGAAGTACCAGATGTTCCGGAAGTACCAGATGTTCCTGATGTACCTGTGTTAGGTATACCAACAGGAGAATCCGCATTAGCAGGAACAACAGGGAAATCTGGACTATTTTCTCTTGTTACCCTAACTGTCTGACTTGTTGCTAATTGTTCGAAGCTAGAAGCTAATGTTGAATTAACTCCTGGTGTAGCTGGCATTTTACTATCTACTGATATAGCCAATTTTTTAAGAAAGTCAAATAATGGCTCTGCACAAACAGCAGAAAAAAGAGGAGAATGTCCAAGATTAGTTGTTTTGCCATCCATCCAAACTTCCTCAGAACTGTGTTTGATCCTTGTTATTGCGGTGTTTTCTATTTCCTGATCTGCATACTTAGTTATCTTTCCGCCCTTCAGTTCTATAGAAGCAGTGTCATCCGCATGTGTAATAAGTATGGAGTTATCGTTTCTTATTATAATCTTAGATTCTTTTAAGTCTATAACTAATCCCTTTTCAACAGTATAGTACATCTTAAGCCTTTCTATTCCGTCGTATATTATAGAGTGCGCCCCTTCATAACTAGCTCTTATCTCATCGATTAGATCTGGAGCCAATTCCTGTGCTGCTTTATATTCTGGACTATAATAGTTTCCATTATTAAATTGCACATGAACAACAGAGCCAAGTTTAGGCACAGACATTCTACCAGATCCTCCACCAAGCCCGTAGCTTTGCTCAAATCTTTGATAAGCCCATGGGAGATCACCATCTTCTAGTTCATCGAAGACACCAAAAACTCTCACCTTAGCTCTACCTTTAAACTCCGGATCCTTATTGTCTATGACCACACCTAAATAGTGAGAGATCTCTATATTAGGCTTTTCTAATTTATTTCTATCTACTAATCCCATTTTAAATTATACCAAGATATTATAGATTGTTTTCATTCCTTGATGAAGGATATACTCTTCCTATAGTTTTAACATCCATTTGTTGCGGATTTCTAGTGTACTCGTTAGAATTTAACGATTCATAATTTCTAAAAGGAGTGCTCAGATCTGATCCCGGTACTCCCTTATAAACGTCATCGTTTATTCCTGGAGCGGGAGTTACTGAGTTTTGGTATAGGTCCTCATTTACAGATGGATACTTACTTTGAGTGTTACTATAAACCTCGCCTAGAAAATCGGATTGAGGTGCTTTCGTTGGGTCATAAACTTTATCGTTTACTGGAGGATATTGGTTTTTAGTTTCGTCGTACACATCTCCTATTAAATCTGTTTCTATATTTGTAGTATCCTGCTGATAAACCTTATCATTAATCTCCGGATATTTATTTTCAGAATCTGAATATACATCGCCTATATTATTCACAGGCACAGATATACTCTCTGTGTATTCTTTATCATTAACTAAAGAATACTCATTATCAATATCCGGATATACAGAGCCTATTTGGTCAGTTTCCTGTGATGGCGTATCTGTATAAGCATCTTCTGTATTTGGTGGATATTGTCTGTCAGGTAAACCAAGATCTGATCCGGGATTATTTGTATAAGCATCATCTTCTAGATTTGGATATACTCTGGAAGGCACACCAAGATCTGGACCAGGGACATTATTATAAGCGTCATCAGAGACAGTAGGATATTGTCTATCTGGTAAAGCTCCATCGGATCCTGGATTACTCGTGTAAACATCTTCTTTTATCACTTCTGGGTAAACTCTACCAGGTACTCCTGAATCAGCTCCCGGTACATTTTTATACTCGTCTCCTTTTGCAGGTTGATACTGTCTATCAGGTAATCCCAAATCAGACCCAGGATTATTTGAATATACGTCCTCGTTCAAATTATTTGTTGCCCCAGACGATCCATTATAAGCAGATCCAAGGTTTTGTTGGGATGCCCCAGGAACTCCTGTATAAGCATCCTCGTTAATAGAGGGATATTGTCTTTGTCCAGGTCCTCCTAGTCCTTGTCCTTGTGGTGTGTTATCCTTAAAAGGGTTAGGTATTCCCTCTTTTAAAGTGTTGATAAGAGACTGCGCACTTCTACCTGCTGCTCCTGGGTTAAGTCCACCCAATCCATATATGTTTCCTAGAAGAGCACCTTGAACTATCTGAACTCCTTGGTCTTTTAAATCCGCCACGCTGTTCGTTATAAAATCCGAAGCTAGCCCGGCAAAAAATTCCGCTGCGTTTCCATCCTGTGGGAGAACCGTGTTTCCAACTCCTCTAGTACCTTCATAATCATATTTAGTATAGTCTGCTGATTTTGATCCCCATATATCAGAAATCACCATTGACTTTATGTTATCTACTTTTCCTATTACATCGGCAAGTTCATTAAATTGTATTTTATAGTCTTTAATTTTACCAACATGTATCTTAAATTTGTTCGTTACTGCAGATCCTCCTTTATTGTCTATTGTTGCAAAAGAAGGATAAGAATCGTCAAAATCAAACTCACATTGATCTAATTGATAAATGAAAGCATATGGTCCCAATTCATAGGATCCTGCTTTGTCAGCATTAGCTTTCCCGATGGTTGTTTTTTGTAGTAGACCTTCAGTGTTATCTAATAATCCAGTTTGTGTATTAAAGCTGTCTAAGAAATTAGCAGATTGCGCAACAGAGGGAATTGAAAATGGATTTAAAACATCATTTATGCCATATGTTAATTGTATGTTTCTAATCTCTGATACAACTATCCACATTCTAAACTTTCGGAGATTCTCAGGAAGCATTGTTCTGTGATATGTGTAGTCATATATTGCTTTTCTATAAAGCTCAGAAAGAGCGAATATCCTCATATCTATAGATTCTAAACAATCAACAGTGAGAGTACCTGCTCTTTGAGGCTTACTAGCATTTTTGTGAAAATTTTTAATATCAACCTTTAGAAGCTGATCTAGCCCGCTAAGTGACTGAAAATAGTATGGGCAATTTTGATTTATAAATCTTAATCCAGTTCTAAAAGAGTTAAGCATTTCTTGTCTCTTTTTGGATCTTTGAGATAAAAAATTCTGAGCTCCCATGTAAGCAATTCCCTCTGTCATATCGTAAAATCCCCTACCGTATCTTGTAGCAACTCTAGCTTTAGATCCATAAAAGAACTCATCCGTGCTAAAAAAATTACCAGCTCCGGAGTTCTGTACAGAATTTACAAAATCTGAAGGATTAGCTCCGCTATTAGGATCTAGAGATAATAATCTGTTCCCTTCAGAAGCTTCTGCTTCGTCAGTTTTACTTATCGATCCGTCTATAGGTCTAAAAAGAGGGGAAGGAGCTAAGAAAGTTTCTGGGTCTATAACAGCTGTTGCTGCGAAGTCAAATATAAATCGGAAATGTAAATATGTGGGATCTTCTTTTTTACCGTATTTAGTAGAGGAAATCCCCCTTAGCCAGTTTTCCCTTTGTGAATCAACTTTTCTTTTTAAAGCGTCACCATTAGGTAAAACTTTATCTCCTAGTGATCCACCAAAATCGGATAAAAAATCTGCCATCTTTATTTATTATTTAGAGTAAATATCACTCTTTAGTTTTTGTGTATTTTCTTGCAATATACTAGAAGCATTATCGACAAGATCGTTAAATTCTGCATCAAAAATCTTAGGATTTAATGAATTAGGTTCTGAAGCCAATCCAGGATTCATTGCCCATTGTTTCTTACCTAAGACCATTGTCTGGTATATACTCGTTTGGTCATATTCTATAGTAAAA